ACAAGTATATTTAATTCTGCAGTTGTCGATGTAACACCATCAAGTATATTTAACTCTGCAGTTGTAGATGTTAGACCATCTAAAAGATTTATTTCTGTTGCAGTTGCAGTGACTGCTACGTTTTCATTTATCTTCGGACTGGTTAATGTTTTATTGGTTAGTGTCTGTGTATGTGATTCTGATACTAATGTTGAGCTACTACCTGCAGGTAGTGTCAAAGTATTTGAAGCTCCTACAGAGTGAGCTTGTGCAGTTAATGTTTGTGCGTGAGCATTGCTAACCTCACAATAAAATTTAATTTGAGATGCCGAACCACTGTTAGACCTAAGGTCAATTAATCCACCTTCTACTGTAAGGTCATCGCCGACAGAAACATCTCCTGTAACAGTTACAGAATCTACGTAAGCATCTTTAAATCTAACACCTGTTGTACCTAAGTCTACATCACTATCTGTCTGTGGTCCAAAGACTCCATCTGAAACAAATACTTGCTCTGCATTGGCTGCATAGAAATGTATTTCATTAGCAGTCTCAAAATCTATTTTTGTTTCGTTATCTTCACCAATTTTAATATCTGTTGCAAGTAAACTAGTTATGCCTGTTTGTGCTGCATCAATACTAATTACAGAGTTAGATGCAGATAAGCCTGTACCTGCAAATAGCGTGGCAAGAGATGCCACAGTTGTTAATTGTTCTGTTGAACCATCAGAGTCTAACGTAGCAAGTTTATCTCCATTTACAGGAGTAACATCACTTAGTTCTGATAAATCTAATGTTACTGTTACGTCACCTGAGGAACCCCCTCCACTAAGCCCTACACCTGCAGTCACACCAGTAATATCACCTGCTGCTAAATATGTTGTTAAATCAGAAGCAGGTATTTGTTTGGTTGTATTACCATCTATTATAATAAAGGCATCACTGTCAGCAATAGTAATAGATGAAGTTGATTTAGCTGACCCATCAAGTAAATTAAGTTCACTTGTAGTAGAAGTTACACCATCAAGTATATTTAACTCTGCAGTGGTTGAAGTAACCCCATCTAAAATATTTAACTCTGATGCAGTTGAAGTGACACCATCTAAAATGTTTAACTCTGCAGTTGTTGCAGTTACTCCATCAAGTATATTTAACTCTGATGCAGTAGAAGTCACCCCATCTAAAATGTTTAACTCTGATGCAGTGGCAGTTACCCCATCTAGAATATTAAGTTCGGCTGCAGTGGAAGTAATAGAAGTTCCTGCTATTTGTAGCGTTGTTGCATTTACTTCACCACTAGAACCATATACAACTGCTTTGCTATTTACTATAGTACCTGCAGATGAACCATCAACTAAATTTAATTCTGTTGCAGTTGAGGTTACTCCATCGAGAATATTTAACTCTGCAGTAGTAGATGTTACTCCATCTAATATGTTTAGTTCTGATGCAGTAGAAGTAACTCCATCTAGAATATTTAGTTCTGCTGCAGTAGATGTAATTTCAGTGCCACCTAAAGTAATAGAACCTGAAACATCTAAATTACCATTTAAATCAACTGTAGTAGCTGCAATTTGTATTTCTGTATCTGCTACTAAATCTAGTTGTCCGTCTGCACTAGAATTGATGTATATTGCTGTGTCTCTAAATTGTAACTTTTCTGTAGAAGCAATAAGTATGTCATCACTAAATTCAAAATAATCCTCATCTTCTTTCCATGTTAATACACCATCTGATGTTTCACCATCAAATGTCACTGCTATATCTGTTCCTGCAGTACCATCACCTATCGTAATAGCAGTACCAAGTAATTTGGTAATAGGACCACCTTCGTTAGCTGTGCCATCGTGGGTATGTCCTGTACTTGCTTGGAATGCTGCTAATAACTGATTAAACTCATCATTGGTATGAGCAGCAGTTATTACATCTCCATCACTGTAGGAAGATTGTCTAGTGTATGTTTGACCCATTTACCTTCTAGCTCCTGTTTGATATTCTAGTTGAAATCCTTTTAAGGAATATGGTGCAGTAGTACCACCATCATTTACTCTTAGTGCAACTGCAAAACCTGAACCCTCAACTGATTGTCTAAATAAAGGTCTTGACGTTCCACCATAAGTTCCTTTTAAACTAGAACTTGTTCCGTATGTAGATGTTCCATACAACGCTGCAACATCTTCTGAATCTAAAGGATAAGCTGTGGGTTGAACAGCATCTCTAGATTCATAGTCATATCTTAAAAATAAATCTGCATCTATTGATGATTCAGGTTCAAAGTTTACAATGACACGTTGCATATGTTTACGTATACCTGCATCACCAAATGTTAAATCAGGACTTCTATACTTACCACTTATTATTGTGCCATCAAAGTCATTACCTGATTCTTGCCTATAAACAAACCCATTAGCATAATCACCATGTAAAATTATTACATTTCCTGCACTTATAAAAGTATCTGTTGAAGCAGGTTTTATGCCTTTCATTTTAGAAAACTCAAAAGACTGACCTTTCATTACACATATAACTCCTTGAGTAGAGCCTTGTGCTTGAGCAGCCTTTGTAAAAAATACTCTGTATTGAGTTTTATCAGGTATGACCACTGACTCAAATTCTGACGCACTTTCTAAGTTATCATCAAATAAACTTTGCACGTTAGAACTTATAGTACCCAATTCAACGTCACCAATTCTTGCAGTACCTGCAACTGTTCTTAATCCATCAGGACCTAAGAATATTAAGTCACCTGCAAATTCTTGGATTGTATCTCCATTAATACATCCTATATCTCTTGTTACTGCAGTTATAGCAAAATCAGTAGTTGATGACCCTGATAGTTTAAATATTCTATTTTCACAAAAGATAAATAAATTTTCTCGGAAAACTTTAAGTCCAGTTATAGTATCATCAACTTTTATACTATTTGCACCACCTCCTGTAGAAAAATTATCTTCATCAAAAGGTACACTAAATACAATTTCTTGTTTAGAAGTAGACATACCTGCATAGAACATATGTTCTTTAAACGCTGTTACGAACTTAGCACCTGTTACTGCAGTGCTTACTTCCCCACTACCTGCTGAAGTTACATCTGTTGCATTAAATGATGTATCAAATACTGTTGGTGAATTTGTACCATCTGCAACTATTAACTTATCATTACCATCAAAATTATATCTTTCAAAATTATATTTACCTGCATTTGTTCTGCCACTATCTACTGTTGTCCATGAAGAACCCCCTGCATCTGCAGTAAATATATTTGTTCCTCTTGCTGCTACAACTTTACTTGCAAAGGTAGCAACCATTAATATTTTTTCTGAAGCATCAGAAGTATGAGGAACTACTGCTGTTACGTATTTACTAAATCCATTTATTCTTCTGTAACCACCCTCAATATCAGGCTCGAAGTTTTCTAACTCAAGTGCTTCTCCGGGTCTCATCATAAATGTAGACCTGTTAAGAACTAAGCCACCTTCACAGTTAAATGCTATTGGGGTTACTTGAGATGCATCAGGCATTAGTTAACCCTTATACTTAAATCTGCAGTGCTTGTGTATCCTGTTTTAGGTATAAACGTAGACCTAATATATTCAAATCTATTAACAAGTAATGTCTGCATATTTTTAATACCTTGTTCAAATCTAGCGAAGTTTAATTGATATTGATTTGTTTCACCTCTATACTGATAAACAAAAGCAGTTGCACCATCTACTATAACTGCTGCAAATCTATCAGGTATAGTTGTAGTATCACTATGAGCAGACATATCTGTTGGAAAAGAAAAGAAATCATATTTTAATGAAAATCCCTTTGTAGGAAAAGGGTATAATAAAAAGTTATTGTCAGGTGTCCTTGATACGTATTGTGGTACACCACCTTGCTCAAACTGTGCTACTTGTACACCACTAGCTATTGAAGCAGCAGTAGTATCGTTAGCACCTCTAGTGCATCCTGTAAATGTTGTGCTAGTTGTTCCTGTGTATGTTATTTGCTCATTAGCTATAAATAGTGTGCCTGAACTATCAAACCCTGTCGTACTTGCAACAGTTATTGTTGTAACACTATCTGTATGAGTTGTGCTAGTTGTGGTTGTTGTTATCTCATCTTCTTGTGTAATATAACTATTTATATATTCATTATAATTAAGAACATATAATCTGCCACCACTTGAACCTAAATCTGAATCTTTTACTAATCTAAATGTATTATAATCTACTGTTTTTGCATCTGTGGGTATTGAATATCTTACTGTTCCCGGAACTAGTGTTTCTGTTTTTGTAGAATGATTAAAAGGATATTGAAATTCTTTTTGATTAATATAACGAACAGCTTCATTAACTGCGTTCTGTGCTTGAACTTGTATACCTCTAGCAGAAGAGAATGTTGTTGAAGTTAATGCTACTTCATTTAATCGTGCTAATACTTTATTTGTAAATGTTAAGAAGCTCTCTGCCATTTATAATTCCTAAAAGTGTAGAGGAGTAAGTTGCCCTACTCCCCTAGAAAAGTTACGCTAACTGGTCTCTATCGACCTCATCAGGCTTATCGTCTAGTCCATGACCTGCTAAATCAATAACAGTTGCATAGACTCTGAGTCTACCTGTAGCTGGAGCAGCACCTGCAATAGTACAATCAATAGTATCTGTAGATGTAATAAATTGAGTATACGTTGAAGCTGCACTT